CCTGCGTTCGTAATGAACACGCGCATCTACTCCTGCCTGCTGATCGACAACAGCCTGTCAATGCGCTGGAGGGGCCGCTACAACGAAGACACAGACTTATCCCTACGAGTCCTGAAGGCTAGGCAGTGCACAGTGCAGTTCAATGCGTTCTTGCAGGAAAAGGCCACCACCCAGACCATGAAGGGTGGCAACACTGACGAGTTCTACGCCAAGGAAGGAACTCTGCCCAAGTCTGAGATGATTGCAAAGCTTCACCCTGACGTAGCTGAGGTGGTATGGCGCTTCAACCGCTGGCATCACCATGTCGACTACACGCCCTTTAAGCGCAACGCCCTGATCCGCAGGGAAGGCGTGGTCATTCCAGAGGGAAACAACGAGTACGGCATGGTGCTCAAAGATATTAGGGAGAGTTTTTATATCTGATCTGGATCACGTGCAGGTCAACTAATAAGGGGGCGAAAGCCCCTTTTTTTATTCTTTTTTTTGACATAAAACTAGCCTACGATTTCATGGCAACAATCGGTTGCGCTAATGGGGTAAATCATGAAATTTGAAATAGAGTTTGGTTGGATTGGAAATGAGAAAGTTACGATCGAGTCATGGGATTTCGAAAAAATTACCGAAATACATAATTTCATCCAATTCATGGAAGAAAACGGCTGGGCGGTTGACTATGAAGCAATTGAGCCTGATGATGAAGATGATACGGAAGAAGAAGAAGTGACGCCTCTAGGTTTAACTTCTGACGAAGAACTGTAACTTATAAGATACAAAGGGGCTTACTTGGCTAACAAGTAAAGCCCCACATTTGAAAAAGCGTAGCCAGCATAAACCATTGCCATATGTGGATGGCCTTTAAATAATTGCTCGCCAGCAATATAGGCGTAAATAGCCCCTGTGAGAATGATTAGCCAAGCACTCAAAATGCACCTACATCAATCACTTCGCCTCTAAACTGAACCATGTCCTCATCAAATTTATGGACGAGTTCAGGCCATAAAAGCTGACCATTGAAGAAGTTTAACACCGCAAAGCCCGATCTGTGATTACTTGGGTTTAGTTCAGCATAAGTAAATTGTGGCCCGTCTGGTTCAGCCAGAGTCCCTGTATCTACCCCGTATCTACATCCATTGTAATCAGTAAATGGCGTGACCTTTAAAGAGTGCAGATGCCCCGTCACCACACTAACCCCTGCATTGACAGTATTGTTGTGTGTAGCGTGGATCCCACCCTTATATCGGTGCTTGATAATACATTGCTCAGTAGCCCATACTGCCCAACAAAACTCCCACTCGGTTATATGGTCTGTCAACTTAAATCCAACAACATCTTTAAATTGTGGTGCGTGTTGAGCAAGCCTATTACCAAAACGAATGTCATGGTTGCCCCATGTAAACAGTAACTTTACATTGTGCCTTGCGGCTTTAGCAACTTCCTCAATTTCACCTAGCGCACCCTGACAAGCCTTTAGTTCTTGGATAACAGAAGTCTGTGGTTGGTCAGTCACGTCATGGCGTGATATAGACGCTCCATCAAAGGCGTCCCCGTTACATATCACCGCTTTGGGTTTAAACTTCTCTATAGCCCATAGAAGCCCTTTAAAGGCAGTTGTTCGTTGACTAGGTATGAAGTGAGCATCTGAGAACACAATCACAGTCCCATCTAAGATGCCAAGGTTTACTTGTTTTAGCGGAGAGAAGGATTTTGGTCTTGAATCATATTTAGCACTACGAGAATCATTAGCCCCTAATTTGACTTGATGGATTTCTTCCATGCTACGTCTGCGGTAGTTAACTGCTCTCTCAGTAATTCCTAAAATCTTTGCTATTTTTGTAACAGAACGATGTGTGTCCCACAATTCCAAAAACTGCTCGTCAGTACAGGAATTCATGTTATTACTTGATACCATGTGAATCCTTTGATGAGAGCAACCGCTCCAACAAGTTAATAATTCGGTGCTCCTCTTTTTCCAAATCATCCTCACTGGATTTTGGATCTTGGGCTACCGTCATAAGATCGTGCAAAAAAACATGAAGTAACTCGTGCAGAGCCGTTTGGTCTATGCTCTGAGGTGTGATTTTCTCAGCGCCCCAATCACCTAATCGGTATATTGCTAACCTAGCCCCATCATTGAATTCAACCGAAGCCATTGCTTGTTTGGCTGGTTTCAATCCTTTTTCAATTCGCCAGTCGGAAAGGTTCAACACTTGTTGCCATTTTTTGACACTTTGTGCAAACAATTCAGCGTGTTCTGGCGTAGGAATGTTAGGCATAACAAGACCTTATACAAACTTTATTACACTTTTATTTAATAAATAAATTATCGATTATTAGGGTAAGTCCCTATACTTGTTAGGTTTTAATTTCATGTTAAGATGCATCCACGCCAATCGGGCGTTTACTTGAAGGAAATCAAAATGGCAAAAATCTACAAAGCTTACGTCTACCAAGACGACCGTTGTTTTACTGGTGAAATCGAAGGCATCTTCATCAACACCAATGTTGTTGAGTTGAAGGAAACTCCTATCGAGTTTTACGCTGACTCCAAGCAGGCTTTGCTTGCTGACATGGTTAAGTTCCTGAAGGGCACTGGTCACACTGGCACCTTGCGCGTTGCCAACGGAGTATCAGCATGAAAAACGAAATTGAAACATCATTCAACACTGAGGCAGAAATTCGCGTCAGTGCCGACCAATACGACGAGGGGGTTTGGCTGTGCTTGCAAGGGCGCCGATCAATGATGAGCGTCCCACTGACTCGCGTCGAGGCTGAGCAGTTGATGGTCAACCTGAAAAAAATCTTAACCAACAACCCAGTGTGACCATGAAATTTTACAAACGTGCGATTGAGCTGTTTTGGCAATCAAAGACAAACAAGGGTTGGAAGTACATGTACACAACCAATGCTTTTCGCACTTGTCGAGAGGCTGTAGCAGACACCAAAGCTACTTGGCCTGATCTTTCAATTAAAGGCAACTTTGCAAAAAAATGAGTGAGACCAAAATGAGCGACTACATCAAAGGGTTCAACGCAGGGGTTGACTGCGTTTTGACCGAAATTGAACGACTTGAGAAAACAGGGGTTTTAAGCCTCGAACAGCTTGTCAAGCACCTTGACCCTCAACGCGACCAAAAAACGGCTCAAACGCCCGATAAAGGGGCTCTATGAGGCTGTCTGTGATCAAGAGCGTACGGGTTACGCTTCGCGGAATACCTGACGGAACAACCTTAGAAGATCTATCAGAGCTGTTGGATAGATCAAAGTACAACGTCAGGAAGGCTTTAAAGAACATGCCTGACGTATACATAGATCGATGGGAAGTAGCACCAAGAGGGCAATACAAAGCCATTTGGTGCATCGTTACCCCGCCAGAAGATTGTCCAAGACCTAAAGGAAAAAGCAATGATTATTAAACGTGCTATTGCTGTGGAAAGCCTTACAAAAGTATGCGAGGAAAGCTTGAACCTTATCAAGCAATTAATTGATGCTGACAATGACGTGTATGCCAAAGGATACGAGGATGGCGTGACGGCTCAGGCTGAAGTTCAAAAGACTTTACGCCCTTGGGTTGGGCTGACGGATGAGGAGATTGAGCAGGGTTGCAAAGAGTCATGGGTGACTGAGCAAGCGTGGCAGTCTGCTGTCTGGTGGGCCGAGGCTAAGTTGAAGGAGAAGAACGCATGACCCAAGAGATCTGGGCGCCAGAGCGGATAGAACAAAACCCTGAGCTGGCAAACAAAGCCATCATAGAGCTACAGGTCAAGGTGCAGGAGCTGGAGTCAAAGCTCAAACACGCCACGGTAAAAGCCGCAAAACTAGAAGCACAAAACAAAGAATACAAGCTCACCATCAAGGATATGGATAGAAGGATAATGAGAGGATTGAAGGACTGATTGCACACAAACACAAAGATCCGTTAAACTTTGCGTTAAAGGAGTTGCAACATGGCAAAGAAACCAAAAAGTCTTCCCAGCGATAATGTCGCCGAAGTGACAGGTAAGCCGCAAACAAAGGGAGAAGTAACGAAAGGCAGACCCTCAATCTACTCTCAAGAGTTAGCTAACACGATATGCACTAGGTTAGGTTTAGGAGAGAGCTTACGCAAAATATGTAGGGATGAAGACATGCCTTGCTTGTCAAGCGTGATGGGTTGGTTGACCACCAAGCCTGTTTTTTTGGAACAATACGCACGTGCGCGTGAGATTCAGGCTGAGACTCAGTTCGACGAGATGATCGATATTGTTGACCAGCCGCCTGACTTGAGCTACGTGACTGGTAAGAACGGTGAGCAGATCGAGGTCAAGTTTGACTCCTCTTACGTTCAGTGGATGAAGCTACGGATTGATACGCGAAAGTGGACAGCGGCTCGTATGGCACGGAAGTACAACGAACGTATAACGCCCGTTGAAGAGAAGCACGACCACATGGTCATTGATGTGACCGTGAAAGCGAAGATGGATGCGGCAATCCAGCGCTTGGAACTTATTCGGATTGCTGAATGAGCGCAGTCATTGAGAAGGAGGTTCTTGACATCCTTGGGGATGAGGAGAACCAAACCGCGTGTGGCCCTTACCACGGCATAGCCTACGCCAAGCGCACGGAATGGCTTTCAGGCGCGTTCAATCACCAAAAGCTACCCCAAGGTACTTGGTGGTCTATTTGGCTCATGCTGGCTGGTCGAGGTGCTGGCAAGACCCGCACCGCGGCTGAGCAGATCTGGTGGTGGGCGTGGGAGAACCCCAGCACTCGCTGGCTGGTATCCGCCCCTACTTCTATGGACGTCCGCGGTACATGCTTTGAGGGTGAGTCAGGACTCATGGCTGTGATCCCTCCGATCCTGATCAGGGACTACAACAAAGCCCTGCACGAGATTGTGCTGATCAACGGTAGCTTGATCAAAGGCATTAGCGCCAGCGAACCTGATCGCTTCCGTGGTGGTCAGTACCATGGCGCATGGCTAGACGAGCTGGCGGCTTGGGACTACCTCGACGAAGCTTGGTACAACATCCAGTTCGCCGTGCGTCTAAAGAAGGAAGACGGCAGGACGCAGATCATCGCAACGACTACCCCACGTCCCAAAGACTTGATTGTGGAGCTCGTAGGGCGTGAAGGAGACGACGTAGCCCTCACAACGGCATCTACCTACGTCAACCTCGAGAACCTGTCTGCAAGCTTCAAGAAGCAGATACTGTCATACGAAGGTACTAAGATTGGCAGGCAGGAGATCCATGCGGAGCTCATAGATGCCGAGGAATCAGGGATCGTCAAGCGCGAGATGTTCAAGCTGTGGGCGCCAAACAAGGAGTTCCCTAAGTTTGAATACATCCTGCAAAGCTACGACTGCGCCAGCTCGGAGAAGACTGTCAACGATCCGACAGCGGCTATCACGTTTGGTGTGTTCAAGCCACTGGATGGCCCTATGTCCGCCATGGTGATCGACTGCTGGCAAGACCGCCTGCAATACCCAGACCTGCGCCCCAAGGTGATCGAGGAGTACGACGTAGTCTACGGTGAGGGCAAGGACAAGAAGCGCGTAGACCTGATCCTCGTGGAAGACAAGTCCGCAGGCATAGCCCTGATCCAAGACTTACAGCGTGGGCACTTGCCTGTTCGTGCGTATAACCCCGGTCGTGCTGACAAGATCCAGCGCCTTAACATCGTGTCTAACATCATCGCCGCTGGGCGTGTATGGATCCCCGAGAGCGGTGTAAGGAGAGGCTACGTCAAGGACTGGGCTGAGGGCTTTGTGTCTCAGATCTGTAGCTTCCCTGACTCAACTCACGACGACTTCGTGGACGCCTGCACCCAAGGCCTGCGGTTCCTACGTGACGCTGGGTGGCTGGACATCGATGGCGCCCCAAGGGACGACTACGACGAGGACGACTACTTGGACAGCGGTATGGCTAAGAAACGTGAGAACCCGTACTCAGCATGATGGACGAACGGCTATACCCAAGGTATCATTGGGATAACAGCAACTCAGCGGGATAAGCCATGGCTGACGAAAACAAACCAGCGTTCTACCCACGAGTCGGTCGAACCATCGCTAAGAACTTTAGGTCAGCTCAGCCGCCAGCCTTCATTGAAGACCCTAGAGCGATGGAGCTCCCGCAGTACAGCGAGTTCATCCCCAAGCTTGGAACGGTTGACCTGAGCGTCCCGACCAAGGAGAACCGAGAGCTGAACAGACGCATCACCCAACGTGATGCTGACCTCATGCGTCAAGTACAGGCTGACAGATCCCCACTCGAGAAGCTGGCTGGTGGCATACAGGCTGGCAGGTTCATGGGTTCCGCCTTGACGCAAGCTGTTAACTCCCTGCCTACCCGCATCTTCAAGGGTGACGAGGCGGCTGACAAGTTCATCCAAGACCGCATCTACAAGCCTGAGCAACCACTGGCGTATGAGTACGCACAGGACATTGGTGACTTTCTCGAGAAGCTCGAGACCGAATACAAGATCCCACCAGTGCTACCCGAAGCTGTGGCTTTGCAGTACTTGACAGGC